CTCTTGCGCCATTGCTTGCATCTGCTGCTCGGCGGCTTGCAAGGCTGGGTCTTTGTCACCGTCGTCCATCAACTTAGGATCAATGGTCTTGGCAAAGCGTTTAGCCATCTCTTGGGCGCCAGGCCAATCCATGTTCTTGATGAACAGATCACCCGCAACCGACCACAACTGTGGGTTGCCTTGCAACAATTGACCCATCGACTCCAACGCTTCTTGGCGTTTGGTCATGTAGCTTGGGCCGGTGGTAACCATCACGTCGTAAGTACCGACGCCAGGGTTGTAAATCTTGTCAATTTCTAACCCGTTTTGGTCAACAATTTTTTTGACCGGCTCTTGTTGCATAGGGTCGATTTTGGCTGAATCAGGCTCACCGTCCTCGCCCATAATGCGGGCAACGCGCTGTGTGTCGTAAATCTTAGGCACTAAGTTAATAATTTGGCGCGTAATGTGCCGAATGGCGCGCGCTAAGTTGTCAACGTAATGATAGGTGCCGGTGTCGGTCTGACGCTCACGCGCCATGATAGCCTTGCCTGAACGCTCGTTAGAGGTCGCACCAAGGCTAGAGTCATATTGCCCTGTCGTTGACTTAATATCGTCGCTAGCGCCCGCTTTGGCTTGCAGCAAGCCACTTGACGCCATAGGGGGTTGGGCGCGTTGGGGGAGTGGTAATGCACTACCCGCACCGTCGGTTACATCAGGGTTAACCTCTAGATACGGCCAGTTGGTTGTGTTGGCTGTTTTCCATTGCGTTTCGTAGCCTTCAAACTGACCGCCGTAGCCAATAAACGGTGCTTTGGGTGCCAAAGCCAACATCTCTGCCTCTTGGCTCACCCAATAGTTGTACATCCGCTGTGCGTCTTTGGCATTACGAACAATGCCCGACACATGAATGCGCCCGTCGATTTCAAATTCGTTACCAACCACCCGCACAACCGGAATCCAATCACCTGCCCAATCGTTATGCTCAAGCACTTCAAAGCCATTGATCTTGCAATGTTTGACCTTTTTGACGTCCACAATACGGCTCTTGATTGGCTTCATACCCATCTGAACCATTTGCTGGTCTTCAGGCGAGCCTTTCATGGCACTTACGTTGCCGTAGTACAAGTGTAATACCGCTTTCTCATGCTCAACGTAGTAATAATCGGCAATCCGAATGGTGTCTACGCTTAACCAAGGTGCGTAGGATTCGTTACCCACGCTTTGCGCTTGGAGCGAGGACACGGGTTGTGCGTCCGGAAACATACGCTCAAAGTCTTCAAGCATTAAGTCTTCGGTCACAAAACACCATTGGGCGTCTGACCCACACGGGTCTTGGATGGTTGGATCCATGTAGACTGAGAATGAATTGCGAATACGCCCGATCTTGATGTTCTGATCAAACGAATTGGGGCTTTCGTACTCGGTAAGCAGCCGGATATAGCCTTCCCCATACGCCACTTGGTTTTCACAAGCGGTGTCGTATGCAACGTCCGCGTCAGACATATACTCAATGTGACGCACCATGCCATTAAAAATTTCAGCCACTTCGACGTAGGCCTTGTCGTCAGCGGGAATTACCTTCCCACTTGGTCGATTTTGGCGTTGGTCGTTGGTGACTTGGCGAACGTGCTGGGGGAGTTTGTTAATGGTAAGGCAGGGGCGCGCATTGATGGTCTGACCCTGAACTGAGCCCCGAGTAGCCAAGACGTCGGCTGGCCACTGGAATTGGTTGTCTGGGCTTGCGGCGTAGAATCGAAGATCATCAAGTTCATCCTCACGGCTATCAGAATAGGCGGCAATCGCCATTGTCATGCGATGCAGTGCGGTTTCTATGATGTCTTTGTCTTTCATACCAATCCGATTACGTCCTTGTCTTTCATTAGGATCAAATCTTCGTACTTGCGGTCAATTGTACCGCTGTACATGACATGATCACCTACGGCGACCATTAAGGGCCGTTTGGATTCTTTCTTGCCAGGCCCGACTGCCACCACCACACCCGTCTGCGTATCTGTTTCGGGTAGAATTAGCAACCCGCTTTGCACAAACGGGTCAGGGCGTACTGCAATGTTGTCGTGTAGAGGTTGGATCATTTCTTCTTTGCAGTTTTGGCTGATTGTTTGAAATCTTTAGCAGTCGGGGCGTTTTTTGACCCGACTTTGTTCATTTTCTCGCCCGAGCCCTCTTTAATGCGCTCGCGTTTTGCGTGAATATTTGCGTAGAGTCCTGGTTTACTAGCCATTAACATTTCCACCGTTTAAGAGATGCTTTTGCACGTTCGCCATCCTTGGCATGGGCTGCAACCGCACCCATTCTTGCACAAAAGGACGCTTTGCGCCCTTTATCTGCTTCGGTTTTAGGATTTGGGGCGGGTGCCTTTAGGTTGCTACCCGTGGCGGCGTTGTATTTCTCACGCCCTTTGGCAGTTAGCCCAGCGCCCTCTTTGACAGATAGCTTCTCGCCTCGCCCTACCGATAACGACACGGATTTCTTAGCCATTATGCACAATGAATGATTGCAAAGTTAAGGACAACGGCTTCAGCGAGTGGGTTTGCGCTAATGTTACGCAAGGTAATGGTAGCCGAGCCTGCTGCCATGCTAGACACAAAGGCGTTGTAAGACGCAGAGGTTCCGTTGGTCACATTTAAAAGCAACACGTCTTTGGCTGACAACACGCTGTTGGTCAGTGTAAAAGTTACGTTTGTGGTTGCAGCCAAGGAGGCTGCGTTCAAGGTAATCTGACCGGCAGAGGCGTTAAGCGTTACGCCAGTAGATTTGCTTGTAAGCTGAGTGACCGCACCTTGTGCCGGAGTTCCATAACCAATCTCTACGTCTGCATAAACAGTCGTACCTTCGATTGTGCTAGGTGTTGTCAAGCCAATAGGTGTGTTGTCAATTGTACCGCCGGAAATAACTTGATCGGCAAACGCTACGCCGATAGGTTGTGTATTAGGCATTTCTAAGCTCCCATCCAAGAAGTTTGTAAACTATTAGTTGATTGACTACGGCGCTTTGGTTCTGCGTACTCACGGTGCGCGACGGGAAATGCAAACGTCACGCATATAGCATCTGCTGCATCAGGCGAGGCTAGGCCCCGCGCTTTCATGTCCTTCTTAGACTCTAAAAAGATCGTACCTTTAGAGTCGGGCTTCATTACAGGTGATATTAAATCAGTTTTAAGCACTCTGTCACTAGGAATCGACGCAGTTTTGAGCCATTGACGCATATCACCCCACATCTGAGCCCTTAAATTACCATACATGAGCGGGTTTTTTGATTTATTTCCGAAATTTACGCCCCGAATCTTGTAACGCTGTTCTTTTAGGCGATCCACAACCCCACCGCCCACGCCGCCTTCGTCAATGACTACCAACGCGGGTTTATATTCCTCAATACACTCAATGACATGGCCCACCACGGTCATCGTATCGTCGCCTTTGAAGCGTTTAATGCCAATAATGTCACGCCCTTGGCGAATTGCGATTACCGTCGAGTCAGAACCGAACCGTGCAGGGTCAACGCCCACGATAATGGGGGCGGACAGGTCTTTGAGCCGTGGGCGACGCATGGCTTCATCAACGATTGATGACGATATAAACTGATCATCCCCCGCAGAGGGGAAGTCACCGTAGACCTCAACCGCAGCTTGTGATGAATCGGCGCCATATTCGTCAATAATCTGTTGATAGACGGCTTTGTCCGTACCCTCAACCGTCCTTGCGTCCACAATCTTGGTGTTCCAAAAGTCACGCTTGGAGTTGTGGCATTCGTAGAAATAGCCGGTATTTCTGCGCGGGTTTGAGAACGCCAACCAAAAACGATTAGGCGTGTTCTCTGTAAAGAAGCCAGCAGTTACCGCCCAAATGGCGTCGTCAATACCGCTTGCTTCATCAAAGATCACCATCACACCGTCATAGTTGTGAACCCCCGCGTACGCATCAGGGTTCTCGCTTGACCAAAGCCTGCCTTCCACCGACCAATAGCGTGTGCCTTTCTTTAAGTCACGCTCGACTAACTCTGTAATCCACTTGGCGGGCATAAGCCGTGTGGCGCTGACTTCAAACCAATGTGAGTTAAGTGACATGGCAAGCCACTTGGTAATCTCTGCCCAGGTGACTGATCTTAGCTGCGACTCTGAGTTTGCCGAAATAATGGTTGTCGAGCCAATGCGTGTGGAGAGCATCCACAAGGTGAGCCAACTGACTAACGCCGATTTGCCAATTCCGCGACCGGATGACGTTGCCATCCTGAACGTGTCAAAGTCAATCTTGCCGTTGTTTTGCTTAATGTGTGCGGTTAGGTCTTGCAGCACTTCGCGCTGCCAACGGCGTGGGCCGGTGAAGTTTTCTAACGGTGTGCCTTTCTGACCCCAGGGAAACGCAAACAACACAAACGCTAGTGGGTCATCTTTGATCTTGGGCGACCAAAGACGGCTCATAAGAGCCATCTCTTCTTCGGGGGAGTAGAGGGGGGTTTGCATGAGGCTGATTGTAAATGAAGAAATAATAATAAAAAATAAATTTTTAGGGTGAACC